GAGTGCTGCAGAAAATGGGATGCGCTCTCATAAATACCCAAAAACTTGGAACAGAAGCCCTATGCCACCGCCAGCGGTGCTCCTCTCTTTTACCTATATGGATTGTTGTTGGCAACAACTATAAAGGTTAGCAGATAGACTTGTTTCAACGACCTAGTTAATCTAGCAGACGCTGCCAGACCGGCAGGGTTGCCTGGCACCAGAAAAGCTTACGCATCAACTTTTAAGGTCATGCTAACCGCTGGCGGTCAACATGTATAGGAAGCCAGACCGGCAGCGGTTTAGGAAACAAAAGCGCTTAAATGTGTAGTAACTTGCTTGTCTTGGAAGTTGTTCACAGACGCTGGCGGTGATCCGACGACGCTGGAGGATCTCCAAAGAAGCTGGAAGTTGGCAGCATACTCTGCCGCCTTTGGCAAGGATTATATAGAGTCAGCAGGATGCAAGGTGCGGCTTGAAAAAAACACACTCATACAACGTGCATGTGTGCAGTGGCTTTTATTAACAACAGAACATACTTTACATTTGAAACATGGCATTGACATTAGAAGAATGTTAAGTGGTCAAGAGGAAGACTGTGCATGATCCATGATTTATAACATGCATCATGGACAGTCAGCAAATTGCCCACCTACATAAAGGAAGCATTTCCACAGCGCCCTGAAATGTTTACATGCACTTTTTGAGTGTGCAAACAAAAAGTGTCATGCAAACATTCAAGGGAACTTAGGACCGGCGCTTACGTTTCACAGCCTTGGTACGGCGAGTTGTTGTAAGGCTCCGTGTTGAAGAGGACCTTGTAAGCACTCTACCTATGTGACCTAAAGATCCTGTCTGAAACAAAAACTTTCTGCCCAATGGTGTTTGATCTAGCTGCTCAGTCATTCTGTCTGTCAAATCTATTACCCAGAACTTCATGTCCTTATAAGGATCGGGTGGTTCCGTGGGTGGCACAGCATCGGGGCACTTGGTTGCAAGAGACCTGATATATCTGTAAGTGTCCTCAATAACTGATCCAGGGGGAGGATTTACAGCTAAATGCCATTTGTCAATGACTTCAGGATTCATTGTATGAATAAAAGCAAGATTTTCAGGAGTGAGCTGCACTTTGCAGAGCTGCACAATAAAAGACAGTTGAAATTCTTCAACATGTCTCAGGTATTCATTAAATTTCTTCCCTGTGTATTCAGTAACAGTCTGCCCATCAGCAGATACACTGAGACTCATGACAGTGCCCCTGGTATTGTCCAGCACCGTCAAGAACATTTCATTCATCCATAGGATGCCATTATTCTGCCCTTGGGCTCTCTGCAGCCAATAAGGCCTATTGAAAAGCTGTGCTTCACTGGACACAAGGGAACCACTTGGAGTTATAAAGTAATTATCGGTAGCGACAGGGTCATGTGGGTCCCCAGTTTTAGGCTTGATCATCAGATCATTAGGCACAGCCTCCTTATTCACCCCATCTCTACTGAGTGTATGTCTGGCATACAGCTGCTCACGCCGTGCATAAAAAAAGAGGCTGTCCCCAAAAGGTTCCTCTGCCATTTTGACAAAGTCAGGATACTTGCAAATTGAATTAGCGATGTCCAGAGGCACATCTGACCTATTCTCATTAAGCTCTGCGAAATCCATCGCCCCCATACCAATGTCACACATATCCCCATCCTGAATAATGCTATCTACTAGTTCCAGAGGAGGGCAGTCCCCAGCCTCAGGGGCAGGATCATCACAAGCCTTGGCCTTGCCCCAGTGCTCACCTGATTGCGGCTTGCACCCAAGCATGAATAGTTGTGTTTGCTTAGGGTCAAACCCGAGGTTAGCCCTTGCATCAGTATCCTCAGCGTGGGAATTATTATAATTAAAGGAGTTCTCCACATCAGACAGCCTGTTGAAGTATGGGTGGCCAGTCACACCTATTCCCAGGGGCTGTCCCCTATGAATTTCAACTCCCCGCACTGCCCATACCAACCGCTCCTTCTCTGGGTCAAAAATCTGCTTATCCCCAAATGCAAAATTGTTGGGATCTGGAAACTGAATCCTGAAAACCCTGTACTGATTACTGGACACCTTCGGCACCACTACATTTCCACCTTTCTTCACATCATAAAATGGGTGGCCCACTGTGAGCAACCTTTCTGTTCCAGCATGATAGAAGATGTTGGTTCGAGTCACATACTCATCCGAGTGCAGTACTCTAGTGATCGGTTGCGGGGGCAGGTAAAACTTATTCGTTGCAGGAAGCCACACTGCCATCTGAAAAATTAATAAACATAAACAAATTGGCCTCGTCGTCGTCGCCTTTTGAGCCTTAAGCTAGGATGCAAGTAGTAGTCTGCAGAGAATGGGTCAATGTAAACAGCTGGTGTGTCATTAGGGTACACAGGTCCAGTACCATGGTTGGACTCTGGGTAAACAACATGCACTCCTTTAGTGGACACAGCTTCGGGGAATAAAGAAGGGCGCCGGGCAGGCACATGGCTTACAGAGTCTATAAACTCAAAATCCTCTCCTTCATTATGGATCACTAGCTGTGCACTGCTCCCAATATCCTCATACTCATCAAGCATACTGTCCTCTGTAATAGGGTCACTGTCAAGAAACACCACGTCCAGCTCCGGGTCAGCAAATACAGAAGCATGCTGTGTACTTCCAAACCCACTTTCTGCAAGGGGCTGCACAATAGTGCTCTCCCCAGACTGCTCTGCAAATGTCACCATAGGAATGGACTCCTCAGGCCTGATGGAGCTCAGATCATGGTAGAAATGTGTTCTGGAGCCTATTGTTATGCCACTGCGAGTCCTAATAGAGGCCTTTTGACCAACGCGGCTCACACGCACCCTTCCGCTAGGGGCGCGAGTATATTCAGGCCTACTTAAACTTGCAATGTCAGTGAAATCCCTGTGGGGCGCCTGCAGCACTGCATCAACATCCCGCTCAAAAATTAAGGTCACATCATCCTCAAAGGCGGGATTTTCAAACGTATTTTCAAAAGTTACTAGTGAGGCGGGCCTGTTCAAAAAGCCTCTGTCAGTTACTTCAACCTGTTCAAAGCGCCGCCTGTTGGAAAGCGCGGGCCTTCTGCGCGCGGGAACCGTTTCCGGTGTGCTAGTGCTGAAATCTGTCTCCTCATATTGTGCACGGGCTCCTCTGGGGTCTGGGCGGACAAACTCAACCATTGGAATATCATCCCCAAATACCTCCCCGCCACCACCATACACAACAATGCTGTCCCCTGAGGAGAGCTCCCCTGCACCTGGGGTGTGCACAGTGACCTCAAAGGAGGGATTTGTGTACTGGGTCCTACTGACAATGCCAGGCACTGAGGGCTGGGGAGTAATTTGGATAACAGCTGTGTCCTCAGGACCTCCAACAACAGTTATTTCAGGGGTAAGACCCTCATCCACTGTCGGAGGCCTGGGAAGGGAAGGGTCAGTGGGGAACTCTGTTGCACCAGGGGGCTCCGGGTGCACCTCCACCACAACTTCTGTGGTGGCAGTGGGAATATCTTCCAGTTGTATCACAGAGGGGTCCGAGGGGCCTACGAGGCCTGGTTCCAGTGTGTCCACGGGCACAAGCTCCCTTGGTCCCAGTGTGCTGATGGGTATGCTGGGCCTGAATGAGCTCCCACCTCTGCCCCCAATTGCAACACCTCCCAAGGTCTGTGAACCAGCCCCCGATCCTGTGCCAATCCCAAGACTCCCAAGATAAACTGCACCACTGCCATACTTGAGTAGTTTGTCTGCCAATGTGTTTTGTTCTACTTTATTTTTAACATCTTCAGGGCATGTGTTGAACAGTTTGCAGGTTCTGTATATGTTTTGCACCGAATCACGTTTTCTTCTTATTCTAATCATTTTTAAACAGTTTCACAGTATTATACAACAATAATGTTCAGCAATGGTACATGGATGAGGTTACTTAACAATCTATTAAAAAAAATAACACCATATGAAACCCACAATCACCACAATATAATGAATAAAAGAAAAAAAAATGCGGTCGTCGCCACCGCACCACCTGTGGTTGATCCCCCTAACCAGAAATGTCTGAACCCCCTCAAAATCTATGCACTTCTTCAACAAGGTTTGACTATGCCTTTTACTACCTTCTATATGAGCACAAAAAAAAAAACTTATGAACTAAAGAAACTTCTTGCTTGTACCTATGTGAGGATATGGCAATGAACAAGGCTGTGGAGAACGGCGAGAATTTGGGTCATTTGAAAGAAAAGATACAGGAAAGAGAATGAGTGGATCTTTCTAAGAACAGTTAACAATGGAACAATGCAATGGTAAAACTCTTTGTTATGAATATGGTTGTATCTATCCTAAAGTTGTTGAGAGTATCTCTGCCTAGGCTGTACTGTAAAATGTGTGAACCTGGGAAGGAAGAAGGAGACTAAAATTGACTGTAAACAGTTTACTCAGTTAGTGTTTTTCTCTGTTTCTACGTTTGTTGCTGTTGGTCTAAAAATACACTAGTTGTTGGTTACTTATACTTACTGAAACATGTACCTTAATCTATTTCTATGAGTTTTGATTACTTTTTTTTTGGTCCCCACCACCAACACCCAACTTATCTAAAACCCATCCATGTTTAGGAGAACAGTCTCAATGCTTGGTGGAAACTTTACCCTTGACATAAACCTTTCCCTTTGCCCTTTATCAGTGAACAGAAATATCACCCGGGCCCTCCCCACACGGTCTGTCCCCTCCGATGCTGTCCAATAAAATGTTGTAGACACACTGCGAAACTGTCCTGCAAATTTAGCTTTGGCCTGAAACCTGAAGCATTTTAAAGTATTGGCTTGACCTTTTAGAAGTACTGCTGGCGGATCTCGAGCCTCCTGCAGAAGACGCTGAAGTCTTGATCCAGATCGTCTTTGAGGCGTTTGATGGCGTCCTCCAACTTCTGACGGAGACGGCGGAGTGATTGCAGCTCCTCGTTTTGGGTCAGATTTTCTTTGTTGTACCCGTCGTCCTCCTCCTCGTCGTCCGGCACCGTTGTGGTGTCGGGTTCCTCTTCTGACTCCGGCAGCAGTGTCCTTCTTGGAAGCCTTGAGCGGTGTTGCGACGACGGTATCGGTGGGAGTCGTCGACCTGGGGGAGTACTCAGCTCCGGGTCCAGTGGGCGACGACGTTCTCTGTCGCCCAGACCGCGAGCTAGCAACAGAATTATCAGGCAAAACAGTTTTGTTATTATATACCACTCTCCAGGAACCAGTTCGGCTATAGGCAGAGGCCTCTGCAGCGAAATCTACATAGGTCACCTTCAAACCGTCATGTTGCACATAGTACAGGCCATCGTGCTCAATGCGTCCTTGCACTTTGTGCCAGTCATCATTACCATTTTGGTAATAGATGGCTCCCCAGGTTATGTACCTGACACTGTTATCCTTGTCATTGTCATAGTACACATCCACATTGCTGCCATCTTTCTTAAAGCAGTATGGCGGTGCAGCTAGGAACCTTTCCCTTGTGGTTTGGGCCAGGTTCCATGGCTCTGTACCATACGGGGACTGTCTCAGTGATTTGAGGTACAGTTCCATTTCTATTGCATCCCTTGCCCTGGCCTCTGAGGATTGCAGGGTGGGCACCATGTGCATGCCCAACCTGGTAATGCCTTTTTTCCTAGCTGCATGCAATAATACATTCTCTTCCTTGACCAAAGTCCACTGCTTTATTTGGTCATCCAACCTATTACTGTCCTGTTCATACAACGTCAGAAGTGCGTCTTGTACTGACTCTAAGCGACTGCTGAGAGTCTCCATCTTCTTCTTGATCGCTCAACTCTAATTGGGTCCAAAACCTTCCAAAAAAAGATTTCCAACTTTGATCAGTGAGCTCGAAAACAGGGGTCCCATCCTCTTTTAAGGGTATGGGCTCAGGAAAATGAAAGCCTTCAAGCCTGCTATGCAAGTATCTATAACAGGGCTCACCCAGAACATTAACATTAGTAGTCATAAGCATAGGAGGAAATTTAAGTTGGGTAGGGTGCCGATGCTTGCTATCAATAGACACACTATTACCATCCAATGCACCTCTAAGGTACACATCTATGTATGTCCACCCTTGATTGGTGACATCGTCCATTAAACCTAACTTAGCATCTATCAACGGAGAAAGCCAAAACTGACTGGTAGAGTTCGCAAAGGTAATAACTCTTCCTTTCAAAAAATGCAGTAAACTCATTGCAAGCATGCTTTTACCGCTATCTGGCACTCCCCAAAACACCATGCAACTCTTCTTAGACTCTCCCCTGAGAAACTTCCTGAACACTCCTAAAAACCTAATGAAATCTATCCCTTGAAACCTCAGGAAGTTCACTATGTTTTTCCAAGCACTCTCCGGTCCGTCATCTACAGCCTGACATCTTTTATGTATCCATGCTGACATACTCATCTTTCTCAACTCTGCTCTTTTGTACAGTTTACACATATTTGCACAGTCCTTCACTATCCGGGCTTGGTTATTTGAAGCTAGAAATGCTGCTGCATTACTATCTTCTCTCCCAAGCTCTGCATACCCATACGCAATCATACATTCGTCCATCACATCGTTGTCATATGCCCACTGCACCATTTCTGATAATTGAAAGTTTTTTTCAGATGCCAATTGATGATTAACCATTGTCTGTTGCGTTACCCACTCTGGCAATTGCCCATAGCACATTTGTGGGTTTGTAGTGCATTTTTTATACCAGTACAGTGCAGCGGCAGCACTTCTGGTTTTAGGGGGATCAAGCAGCACCTGTTCAGGCTGCACCTGCAGCACAGTTCTTAACATTTTTAAAAGTGTATCTTTACATTTCTGATTTTTATAATGCGCAAGCATTAATAGCATGGAACCGCATTCTGCTACATTATGGTCTAAACAGAGAAATTCACATTGCTCTTGTAACAAAGGCTTAATACTTTCACAGAATCGTTCTGAAATACCATAGACAGCTGTACACCAATGTTCTGACATAGTCTTATTACTAGTAAACTTTCTTGTGAGCTCTGTAAAGCTGAGCCCAATTATTGCATTAAATTTAGCAAATAATGTTGCTTTTATATTGCTACTTCTTAACAATGCCCGAACCTCATCTCGAGTATTATCTCGCGGTGCCTCCGGCACAGGCACAGGTGTCTCCGGCACAGAGCGCGCGGAGCCGGTTTCTTCGGCAAAACTATCTCCTACGCCACTATCTTCAAATAATACTTTCTTGACTTTCTTATTCTTTCTAGGAGTAATGCTAACACTCTGTAATCGAGGACTAAGCGTCTCTATATCCGCCTGCAATGGACTAGGATTGAACTTTCGCTTTAATTCAGTAATATGATCGGTGTCATCCTGCTTCTCAAGTTCATTTAGTAACTGTAGGGAATTCCCTTGTTCCACAGCGGTATCATCTATCACAGACAGGTCACTGCTCCCACTGGCATCAAACAAATGTTCGAAGTCATCCCCAGCCTCACTACATTCAGCCTCAGCCTCAATAAAACACCAACCACTACATCCAGGCTCATTCCCGTCTGTCTCTGTACCTTGTTTATCCGCCATGGTGCAGCTCGTGAGTGTTAACGCAACGCACACACACAAAGTCCAAAGGTCCAAAGAGGAGTTGCTCGAGTTGACGAAGGGCTAATATAGTCGTGAGACACACAAACTTAATTGGCCGCTGGCATAAGCCACAGCAAATAGCCACTTGAAAAGCCTGACGAGAAATCAGTCCATGCACCTGTTGCTCCTCCTCCTCCTCTTGCAAAATCTCATCACAACGCAAATCAATATTCTCAGGCTCCTCTTGTAAAATAATATCCCTCAAGTCAATATGTGAGCCTCTCATTGTAACCCAGCTCTACAAAGACAGCAAGGCGCCCGAAACGAATCCTTAATTAAATAAACAGTGCCATTTCTGCTTGCAATGTCATCTTTCTCATACTCATTCAATTTTCTTAAACAAGACACACATCTCAGAATAGCTTCATCCCATTCAAGGGAACTGATCTCACCAAACTGCTGATAAGGCACTGCACGTCCATAGAACATCAAAAAATCTATCTTAGCACAAGTCTTAATGCATCGCTGGCAGCATGCAAAAGGCACGTCGTTCTTCCAAACAATCAAAAGGCTAGCATGCTCATAAAGGATATTCTCGTGCTGGGTTAACCAATTTGCACAGTAAAAACATGCAATTGGAAACTCAGGTAGCTGTACCCCGGATGATTCTGCAAGCACCTTCAAGCTAAAGACCCGAGCCAT